CAACTTAGAGAAATGGTTAAACTTAAAATAAGGGAGCAATAATGGCTAAAATATCAGTACAACAAAGAAAATACTTCGTAACAAGAATAGAAAACTCTATTAATGAAAAGATTAATGAGTTAAAACAAACAAAAGCAGCACAAGTACAAACATTATCTGAAAAAGAGTTTGGTAAATATCTTAAAATGTTAAAAATAGACAAAGATATGACAAAGTTTTGGAGAATAGATTCAGAATATAGACGATTGCAATCTAAACTATATAGTGTTTACAATGAAGTTCGAATAAGTTTAGGAATTGATGCATATACAAGCAATAGTCCTAGTGTATATAATAGTTCAGGATCTGATGATCTAAATAAAGGCTTTAGATATTTATGTAATCAAACTGCAACTAAACAAGAAACAGAAACCCCAGAAGGTAAAATTATTAAACAGCTTGAAGCTAAGAAAAGAGCTGCAATTGATGAATTGCATGGTATCAATGAGCTTGAAGGATTAAAAGTAACTGTTAACAATATACTAAAAGGTGCTGATGTACCTTTGTTAGGAGAATAACATGAATGTAATAACTATTGAAAAAAATGTACCAATTCCACCAGCTATACGACCATTTGATCATAGTAAATATAAATTTATACATAATTTAGAAGTAGGTGACAGTTTTGTTATAAATGGAAATACTCCTGATTATAAAGCGTATAGAGTAAGACAGTATGTTTATTCAGACAAAACATATAAACGTCATAAAATGAGATTTTCTATTAGAACATTAGAAGGTCCTAGTAAAAAACCTATATCTATTAGAGTATGGAGAGTAAAATAATATGGATATGGTATACGAAATTCTATTTGTATTGAATGACATACTTAACATTATAGTAAAGTGTGTAGCCTTAATGGCTATGCACTGCTATATAATTAAAGGAGTGACAAATGAAAAAAAGTACAATAAAACATTGGACTGATAAAGCTAATGAGTTTTTATTAGGTAAACAAATTGTTGAAGTAAGATATCTTAATAATAAAGAAGCAGAAAACTTTATGTGGGATGATAGACCAGTAGTATTTCAACTTGATGATGGCACTTGGATAATACCAATGTGTGATGATGAGGGTAATAATGGTGGGGCTTTAGCTGTTGGGCCTGATGAAACATTACCTGTATTGAGAGGAGATGATTAATGATAGATGCTACCGACTATTATCAAAAAGATAAAGAGCCATATGGTCAATGTCCCGAATGTGGTAGTCGGGATATAAGTGTGTATTTACTTGCAGACTACAATAGTACAATAGATGCAATTAATTGTGAAGGTCATGTTGAATGGTTTTATTCAGATGCATTGACTGATTTATACTGCAATGAATGTATGGCTGAATTTGAAGAAGCAAAAGGAGTATAGATGGGTAAAATTAAAGACAAAGTTCAAGATTGGCTTGAAGATTATGGTTATGAATTAGGTTATGATATGAGTAATTGTCCTGATTTTGTTGATATGGATATAGTGCAACAAAACAATATAGATGCTTTTACTTATTACAATAATAAACGTGCTATAGAACAAGAAGATCTTAGTATAAAATATGGAGCACCTGAAGATGACTGAAGAAGATATGATACGTATCGTAGAAGAAGGTGGTAATTATCAATTGATTGATTCAATACAAGAAAATATTGATGATGTAATATTTAATCAAATAATATCAAAGGAGAAAAAATATGGCAAAGTTTCTATCAGACCATCTAGACGAGTTTTCACAAGCTATGGTAGGTCACAAAGAATGGGCATATCTAGACGAGCTAACAAAAGAAAAACAATTAGATGTCATACAAAACTACAATCACAGGGAAGCAAACCAAAAATACATAGTGGTCGTATTCCCAGGAAATAAGGAGGAGTAATGCAAACACTAAGAGATTATGTTGAACAACGGATGCAACAAATCGATGAACTTGGAGATCATTTTATGAAACTTGGCATGTATGATGATGTCCGAAAAGCTGATGTAGAAGGACGTGGTAACGAACTTGTAAAAATATATGAAATAATACGAGGAAATGTAGATTAGTTTTCGTATATTATGAGGTCGCAAAATCACACTTAATAATAGAATTAGAGGGATATTTCCCTCTTTTTCTACTTAAACTGTAAGGAGTAAATATGGAAGAATCCAAAAAACAGGAGGTAGAGGTACCTCAAGTCGAAGAAATAATACCTGAATCATGGAAATCTAATGAAATAGATAAATTAGCTAGTGCTCTTGCTAAAGCACAAACGTTAATGGACGGTGCACAAAAAACTAGCACAAATCCTTTCTTTAATTCTGGTTATGCAGATTTGCATACATGTATTAAGTCTTCATTCCCAGCATTGAATAAACATGGTTTATCTATAGTACAAGGTAATGAGGTTATATCTGGTGCTGTATGTGTAACTACTACATTATTACATGAATCAGGTCAATGGTTACGATCAAAATTAAAAGTACCAATGGCTAAGATAGATGCACAAGGTGTAGGTAGTGCTATAACGTATGGCAGAAGATATGGTCTTGCTGCTATGGCAGGCATTGCACAGAAAGATGATGATGGTAATTCAATATCTAAAGCTACTGCTGGTAAAAATCCAAAAAGTGCTGTAGATAGACATAACGCACAACAACAATTAAGATAAGGAGTAAGTAACTATGGCAATTAAAACAATGACACATAATAGTGGAGGTGGTACATGGTCCGAAGGATGGCACCAACTTACTATCGAAGCTGCAGAATATGGTGACTGGAATGGAACTAAATTTATAGAATTATGGTTCGATGGTTATCCTAAAACATTCAAACTACGAGTGTATGAAGCTCATAACAAAGAAACTCATGAAGAGTTTGCGTTAGCAAAACTATTTAAGTTAGCTAATGCTGGTATCATTGATAGAGTAAAATCACCTAGTGGTAAAGAAGCTATACAATATGACGATGATGCATCAGGTCTTGTAGGTAAACAAATCAATGGTTATTTCTATAAAGATGGAGAGTATGTAAGAGTTTCTGATAGAATTGCACCTATAGCACATCAAGGTAATGTGTTATCTTATACAGAAGATGATGTACATTTCTGGAAAGGTGTAACTGAGAAATATATTGCAAGTAGAAAACAAAATGCTCCCGCAGTAGCAGATACAACGAGTAATGGTAGCGAAGCTAACGTTCCGTTCTAGTATCTAACTAAAAGGGGGATGCATCCGCACTTACATACCCATTCGACATCGTGTCCCCCTTTAAAATTATTAAGGAGATTATTATGACAGTAAAAGAGCATTTAATCAAGTTTCTGGACTGGAAATTTGATCGAGGTATTATGTTTAAAACTCATGACATACAAAACTTATCAGAACGTGGACTCAAAAAGTTTGGAAGAAGATTAGGATCGCCTGAAACATATACAAGGCAATTTCGTGAGTTAAGACAAAATGGAGTGTACAATGTAGATAAAATTCATACTTATGGTACTAACGAAAAGTCGTGGTACGTTAGGAGTAGAAATGATTAAAGAATTTGCATTTGGCACACATAACAGACATCATTTTTCTGATGTTAATAAATTAGATACGTATATGAACATGTCACAAGATACATTTATGTCATTGTATGATTATGATGATTATGTGATAGAATATGTTAAGAAAAAACAAAGTCTATCTGGCTTTGATGGCATGATATATGTACCTGACGAATTCATACTAGACGTAGATGGTTCAAACCCTGAAGACGCTTTGGTTAAACTACAAGGCTTACTAATATTACTAGACGACTTAGATGTCCCTAGGCAAATATACTTTAGTGGCACAGGATTTCATGTCCACATACCACAAGAAGCCTTCAGGTGGAAACCTTGTGACGATTTACATCTAAAAGTAAAAGAAGAATTAAAGTCTAAGGGTATATTTGATTTTGCAGATCCATCTGTTACAGATAAAACAAGATTGATACGTATACCTAATACATTAAATAGTAAATCAAACTTATGGAAAGTTCAATTACAAACTCAAACAGACATAAAAACTATTATGGATTATGCTGTACAATCTAGAGAGATAAAAGAACTAGACCATGAATGTGATCCAGTATTTGATGTATTAGAACGTAAAACTAAACCTACTGCAGAATATCAAAAAGTATCACTTGGTAGACAACCTGATCCTGTCAACTTTCCATGCATACAAACTATGTTAGAAGGTACAGCTCAAGGTCAACGTCATCAGGTAGCACTTAGATTAGCAGCACACTTTAGGTGGCTCTATCCAGAAGATATTGTAAGAAATGTTATGGAAATGTGGAGGAAACAAGTAGATAATGACACTCATCCTTTTACTGCAAAAGAAATGGACGGTATTGTTACTAATTGTTATACAGGACATGACGGTTCAGGATATAGGTATGGATGTAGCGATATTATAATGGACGAGTATTGTAAAAATACTTGTAAGTTATATAAGTCAAAGAAATCACAGACAATGATGGATGCTAAAACTATGGAAGCAGAGTTCTTAGATTTCTTAGCTACTAATAGAGAGCCACTAAACTTAGGAAGTCTATATGGACAAGACTTTCCAATTTACCCAGGAGAAGTAGTTATTGTTCAGGCTCCTCCTAAATCCATGAAAACAATGCTATTACAAAACTGGGTAAACTCATTCAAACGACCAACTTATTTTATAGAGATGGAGATGTCACCAAGACAAATATGGTCACGTTTCTGTATGATAGAGATGGGTTGGGATGATGAACAACTAATGAAACATTATTCTGAGTTAAGTGAAAATCTAACTGATAGATTTAAATGGCTTACTGTAGAATACGGTTCATGTTATCCTAGCGAGTTAGAGAAAAGACTATCTTTATTAGCTGTTAAACCAGAGATTGTTGTTGTTGACCACTTAGGTTTGTTAAGATCTAAGCAAAGAGACAACAATATGAAAGTAGAAGAAGCATCTCAAGCTCTTATGGAACTAGCTGTTCAACACAAGGTAATTATATTTGCTGTATCAGAAATCACTAAGACTGCAATGACTGAAGGTATGAATATTGCATCGTCACGTGGCTCATTTAGAATAGCATATAATGCCAACAAAGTATTGTCAATCACTCCCTATAAGAATGATGACAATGTCATAAAATCTCTACAAGTAGAGTCCACTGCTAATAGAGAAAAGGAATGGTTAAATGTTAACCTTCCTATCACTGGAGTTCAAATCCGATGAGTATAATGGGGACAATAACTGGTCCTGTAAGTCCTGAAACAAAGGAATGATGGCAAAGGAATATGTGAGTCCCCATTGTATTAATTGTAAGTATTTAAATGAAGATAAGTGCACTTACTTCAAAAGATTTAGGATATCTGAGCCTAAAAAAATCCCTTGGAATATTGCATCCAAAGGTTGTAAAGTTTACTTGCCAAAAAAGAGTAAGGAGCATCCACTATTAGATTTAGTGCTTGATTTATTTGCATGATACTGAAATGTTATATAGCAGTGTTATTATGTAGTATAGTAGATGAAGCATGGAATATACGTAATCCTAGACCAGAACCCAAAGAAATATATTATAGATTACAATGGGAAAAAAAGGATTTCTATACATTTAAAGTTAATAATGAATGGGTGCTTAGAAAGTATCGTAAAACTGACAGTAAACTTAAACGAAAAGTAAGAAACAAGTATTGGGAGAAACGCAATGGCAGATCCAAGAGACGAGATTAGAGTAAGATATCCAAAAACTTTAAAAGAATTTGAAACAATCCAAAAAGAAATGTTATATCTATTCTGTGAAAAACAATTAGACTATGGACCTACTAATATAGGCATGGGTAAAAGTAAAGTAAAAACAGACGAAGATGTAAGATTATCTTTAATGGGTCTTGGTACCAGATTAAATGATAAAATATCAAGATTTTTAAATTTAACAATGCAAAACAAAAAACCTAAAAACGAAAGTATTGATGATACTCTCATTGATATAGCTAACTATGCTGTAATGGCATTAATTGTAAGGAGTAAATTATGGGGGAAATAACACAAAAAGATATAGATGTATTACCTGAGTCTGAAAAAAAGAAAGTAGATAATGCTAAAAAAGAAGTTGTTGAATCTATGCCTAAAAAAATTAAGAAAACTGAAGATAAACCTAAAAAAGTTAAGGAAGAAATAGATCTTAAAAAGTTACGTGAAGATTTAGATAAATTAGGTGATTGGATAGCTGATGTTGATGATGAACTAGGTCAAGTAATTGATTTAGTCAATAGGATGGCTACAAGGTTAGGTATAGAATGAAAAGAAAAAAGATAACTTATAATCAAATAATGGAAACATGTAATGCATTATATAATAAATTGCTGCAAGTAGAAAAAGCAGTTAATTATAACCATACATTGACATTAGCATACATAGATTGCAATGGAGATCAAGATAAGTTAACAAAATTTTTAAAGGAGATGAATTAAGATGGACAATCAGACAAAAGTAATATTGACGGAAATAGAAAAGATAAATCAGGAGATACTAATACTAACTCAAAGAGTACAAAAGTTAGAAAAATCACTAAGGATGGAGCAAACAAAGATAAAGCCTGTAAAGAATCTAAATAATTTAAATTTAGATGAAATAATTAAAAGTGCAAACATAGCTATGGATAGATTTAACAAAAGAGCTAACAATGAAAGCTAAGTCAGCAAAAGCCAAAGGTAGAAAGTTACAAAATTATGTAGTTAAAGAACTCAGGAAAGCATATCCTGAACTTGATGATGACGATATAAAATCTCAAATAATGGGAGTCTCTGGTGAGGATGTAGTGTTCTCTCCACTTGCCAAACGCCTCATAGGGCTCTCATTTGAGTGCAAAAATCAAGAACGATTAAACCTTTGGGATTCATTAGAACAAGCAGAAAAAAACTGCGATGAACGCACGCCTGTGCTGGTATTTAAGCGTAATAGAAGTGAAACGTATGCAGCAATACCATTTAAGTTTTTAATTAAATTACTATCAACATACTAAATAAGGAGTAAATAATGCCAACTGTAGTATATCGGCCTAAGAATAAGTACGCTCAAAATAAACCAAATAATGAATACGGATATAAGAATTTAAATAAACGTATTGAATTGTTAATTAATAGAGTAGATGCTTTATTGAACAGGTTATAACATCATGGGATGAGGGGCGAGAGTCCCTCTATATCCCTATAGCAGACATAGCGTCTAACGCTTTTCTTCTTTGTGATTCAGATAGTCTACCTGTTTTAATGAATTTCTTTTTCTTTTTACCTGTTCTATATAATCTTTGTGATGCTTCTCTTTGTTCTTTAGTTGGAAAAAATCCTAGTTCTAACCATATAGCATCTTTAAGACCACCAGATTTCCAAGCACTAGTTGTATAAGAATATGACCTAGCTATTTGTGAATTAAAATAAGCTAATAGATCATAATCCTCTTTATTGTCATTTTTATTAATTGCTTTTTTAACAGACTCTTCAAATATTTTATTTTTCCATTCGTGACGTGGATCTTGATGGCCTTGCATAGATGCATGCGTTAATAGCTCATAAGCTCCTGCTACTAAAGGATAATTAGGTCCTAGGAATGTGCCAAATCCTTGACCGTAAGTTAAATCATCAACCCATTCTTGAGTTTCTTTACTTATTTCTCCAGTTTCGTATTGTTCTTTTTTAGAAGATAACCATGCATACATTTGTTTTGCAGTTTGTTCTACATCATTATTTGCAAGTTGTTTAAAATCTGTTCTAGCTACAATTGATATAGCACTTATCATAGGTAATAACGTTCCCATTCTGACTAATCTAAAAGTTTCTTCACTAGTAAAATCTTTAGCTTTAAATATAGATACTCCTGCATCTTTAACTATATTATACATAAGATTAACCATGTTAAATCTATAATGAGCAAACTGACCTAGTCCAGCTTTTGCAAATTGAGTTGCTTGATTTTCGTCACCTCTTACTTTAATAGCTTTAGCTTTAGCCCATTTAGAATATTCAAAATGCAAGTCTATTGTAGCGTTATAAGCTATTTGTCCAGCTTCATTTTCAATCCAATCAGCAACT